GAATACATCCTACTCAAAAGCCTATTGAAGTGTGCCAATGGTTTATAGAGAAGTTCAGCAAGCCGAAGCAGATAATCCTTGACCCCTTCGGTGGCTCTGGCTCTACCCTAATAGCCTGTGAGAAGCTAGACCGCCGATGTTTTATAATGGAGATAGATGAGCATTACTGTGATGTGATAATCAAGCGATGGGAAGACTTCACTGGTAAACAGGCGATGAGGATAAATGACAACTAATGGCAAAAATGGCAATGGTAAAAAAAGAGAGCAAACAGCAGCCCGGATTATCAAGGCGCTCAAAGAAACTAGGGGGTTGCTTACTATGGCAGCAGCGAAGTCCGGTGTAGGCTATAGAACAGTATGCAGGTATGTAGCTGAGTATCCAACAGTTAGGGCAGCTGCTCAAGATGCCAAAGAGGCTATGCTGGACTTTGCAGAGGGGAAACTATATACAAAAATTAAGGCTGGTGATAATACTGCTATAATTTTCTATCTGAAGACACAGGGCAAGTCGAGGGGTTATATAGAGAAACAAGAAATCGAGCATAGCGGTGAAGTTAGCAGGGGAGCAAATGAACTTACAGACAATGAACTCATTGAGATTATCGAGCGGAACCGTAGCCGAAGAGCTACTTCGAAGGAGGAGAGCTCGTAGTAATCTTATGTCCTTTTGCCAATATACTATGCCGAACTTCATGAGGCCGCCACATATCCAAGCTCTAACAAACGACCTTGAAGCTATAGAACGCGGAGAACTAAAGAGGCTCATTGTAGTTATGCCGCCGAGGCATGGGAAGTCAGAATTGGTATCGCTTCGCTTCCCTGTCTGGTATCTTGGCAAACACCCAGACAGAGCAATTGTCCAAGCGGGTTATGCTGAATCAATAGCACTAACTCACTCAAGGAAAGCTCGTGATGTCTTTGTATCTAAAGAGACTTTTTTCCTCTTCCCTCATGTTCATTACCGCCCAGAAAGACCGGCACAAGAAGTTCTTATTCCAGAAAGACAGGCAGCCCACGAATGGGGAACCAAGCAGGGTGGTTCTTATTATGCAGTCGGTATCGGTGGCGGTTTAACTGGTCGAGGCTTTGATGTTGGCATCATTGACGACCCAGTAAAGGATGAAGAAGAAGCTAGCAGTAAGACAATCCGAGAGAAAGTCTGGGATTGGTATACTAGAGTCTTCAGGACTCGTGCCGAGCCAGGCGCAGCGATTATTGTGGTAATGACCAGGTGGCATGAAGATGACCTTGTGGGTCGGCTGCTTGAGGAGACAAAAAGCTCCCCTGGGGCAGACCAGTGGAAGATTCTCCACTTCCCAGCCATTAAGGACGGTCAAGCATTATGGCCGGAGAGGTTTCCACTCGATGAATTAAATAAGCTACGGGCGACACCGTCAGCCTTACGCTCGTTTGAATCACTATATCAAGGCAACCCAACAGTAGCTGAAGGACAGATATTCAAGAGGGAATGGTGGAAGTTTTATAAGCAAAGACCATACTTCGAAAGGCTAATACATAGCTGGGACACAGCTTTCAAAGATAAGACTCAAAATGACTATTCGGTATGTGAGGTTTGGGGGGAAACTCAGACAGGCTTTTACCTGGTAGATGTATGGCGAGGGAAGGTAGAATTCCCAGAGCTAAAGCGAATGGCTGAAGCTCTATACGAACGGGATAAACCTCATGCAGTTCTGGTTGAGGATGCAGCAAGCGGTCAATCCCTAATCCAAGAGCTACAGCGCAATACTAGGATACCGGTACTGCCTATCAAGGTCGATAAGAATAAGGTGGCCAGAGCCAATGCAGTAACCCCATTGATAGAGGCTGGCAGGGTTTATCTTCTGGAATCGGCACCCTGGCTATATGATTATATCGAAGAGTTGTCAGGCTTCCCAAATGCCACGCATGATGACCAAGTTGACCCGACAACACAGGTGCTATCATGGTTCACGCAGAGTGAACCAGAAGAGGCAGTTATTATTTATGACGCTATGGAAGCAGTTAGGGATTTGGAGTTAGCATGATAGAAGAAACCCGTCTAAGAGATATTGCCCCAAGAGATGAACTGGAATTCTTGATAAGAGAAGCTACGCAGGCAGTAGAAGATGACCTTGCGTTAGAGGATGCAGGCTGGATAAACCTTAGTGGCACTTCAGCAGATGTTATCACACCAGCGGAGCGTATAACAAACCTGAAACTATCTAGATTATATGCAGCTAAAGACCCCATGGGTAAGCAGGCAATTAGATTGTGGACTGATTACACCTTCGGCTCTGGCATGTCATGGGATACTAAAGAAGAGGGAGCCAAGAAGGCACTTGAGGACTTCTGGGACTCAAAGGAAAATCAAAGTGTTCTATCAGCCCGGGGACAGCGGAAGTCATCTGATAAACTCTTAATAGATGGTGAGGTATTCTTTGCTATCTTTCTGGGAACTAAGGGCTCGGCTACGATTAGGTGGATTGACCCGCTAGAGATAACTGAAATAATCACTGACTCGGACGATAAAGAGAATGTGAAGTTCTATCGCAGACAATGGACAGATACTCAGAGCGAGTCGCATACGGATATTTATAGGAGTGTGACTAATCTAAAAAATGAGGCTGCGAAGGATTCCTCGGGTATGAGCGTTCAAAAAACCGAAGATGCCTTAATCTATCACTTGGCGTACAACACTATTACCCAGAGGGGGAATCCGCTATTACTACCAGCTCTAATCTGGATGAAATATCACACTAAGTTCCTTGCCAGCCGTATAGCGGTTATGCTGGCGCTGGCTAAGTTTGCATGGAGGTCAAAAGTAAAAGGCGGGCAGACTGCGGTAGATGCGATTAAAGCTAAAACAGATGCCCAAACAATAGCTGCCGGTTCTCAGCTAGTAGAGAACTTGGGAGTAGATACCACCCCCATTAAAACAGAGACTGGTGCTTCTGCCGCTTATCAAGATGGCAGGATGATTAAACTAATGATAGCTGCATCGGTTGGAATCCCTGAGCAGTATTTCGGTGATATCTCAATCGGCAACCTTGCCACGGCTAAGACTGTGGAACTCCCCATGATGAAGATGTTTCAGTCTTATCAAAAGGTATGGAGCGACACCTATCGGGATATTGATGAGGTTGTCCTGGATCACAACAATGTTTCATCCGATAAATGGTATGTGGATAGGGACTTCCCACCGATAGCACCTGAAGATGTATTACAGGCTGCGACAGCCATAGTTCAGATATTAGGGGTATTCCCTGAGTTTGTCGGGTCTCCAGATGTTCAGCAAATAGCCATGATGACATTAGGAGTAAATGACCCTGCTGAAGCGTTGGAGCAGATAGCACAGGAGGCAAAGGGTAATCCCAGCATAGCACTAACCAGGGTATTAAAAAAGTTCAGGGAGAGTCTGAATAGAGCCTAGCGGCGGAATCGTTAAAGATGCAAGGGATAAGTTTACAATAATCCGGTAGTGTATCAAGTTGTGTGAAGTCTCGGGATAGTTTTGTAACAAAGGAGTAGGAAATGAAGTGTGAAAAGTGTGGTGACCGGGGATTCATAGAGAGGGAACACGGACTAATTATGGTTCTTTGCGATTGTGATAAGGGGAATGAACTGAGGGTAGAGATAACGGGAGTAGTAGATGACAGTAATAGCGGAACTGAACGAGATAATCGAGTTGCTGGAAGCGGAGATACCGGCAAACCCAAACAGTCCCAAAAACCTAAAGCGAAGAAAAAAGCTAGAGCGAGAACTGGTTAGATACTTTGATAAGTTGGAGCAGGCGTTCCCGTATTCTAAGTTGAGTAGTATTTATAATAGGTATGTAAAAGAGTCTATTGGTAGCGAAGCAGGCAATATCCTTGACCCTATATTGGCTACCTTTGAAAAGACTTTAACTACTATGTTTGAAGGACAGTTGTCTGAGATTTACGTTTCTGGACAGGCAGAGATGATAACCTGGGGTAAGACCAAAGGTGGTGTGCCGATAGCCTATGAGGGGCCACCAATTCAAGGGGCAATAGACTGGGCT